GGTCTGTGATGCTAGTGGGCCTTCAGACGCACACCATGTAAAGCAAGGCTTAACATACACCTGTATCGCACTATGTAAAGACTGTCACCAAGGCCCTGTAATGGGTTGGCATGGTCAAAAAAGAATGTGGGCTATCCAGAAGATGCAAGAACTGGATGCCCTAAACGTCACAATAGAACGCTTACTTTCTCATGCTAGGTAGGGGCGCTTGGGATTGTCCGTGAGCTGTGGCGCTAGGTGAGTGCATAGGATGAGCGTGAGTCATATCAGTCTTCTCATGCGCTTTTAGCTCTTTCTCCAAAGCCATAACTTTTTCACGTTCCTTTTTATGCTCACGAACGATCTCGTAAACTTTGGGGTCAGTTACTTTGGCTTTTTCTCTTGTAATTGTCATCTTCATATTAATCCTTACACTTTTATTACTTGTCCACGAAACTCTATGTGGTCTTTATCAAACACTTTTACCATTTCAGGCCATAATAATACACCTTTATGGAATGTAAGAATAGCAAAACCTGACCGCCAATTGGTCGGTGAGTGCTCAAGGTAATTCTCAAACTGTGGGCCAGTAGGCTCGGCTAGAGTTCCTGTGTCAACTCCGTACCTAGTCCCTGTGTAATCATCGTAGGGGGTCACTTTAAGGCTATGTAAGTGTCCTGTGACCATACTAACGCCAGACGTAACTGTATTATTGTGGGTAGCGTGGATGCCACCTTTGTATCGGTGTTTGACAATTACGCTCTCATTTAACCAAACTGACCAACAGGGATGCCAAGCAGGGAAGTGGTCTTTTAGGCTAAAACCCTTGATATGCTCGTATTGGGGGGCATTGGCTGCCAATCTATTCTCAAACCGAGCATCGTGGTTGCCCATTGGCCACATTAACTTAACATTTTTGTTAACTTCTTTGGCTTCTTCTTCTATCTCAGCCAACGCCATATCACAGGCTTTTAGTTCTTCAATGAGACTAGGGGTCTTATCCCAACCAATCCTAGGAAATCGGCTTATGCTTGCCCCGTCAAATGCGTCACCATTATTGATCACCGCCTTGAGATTTTCAATGTTTTTGATTGCCCAAATTAAACCATCGTAAGCTGTTGTTCTAATACCAGGCCAAAAGTGAGCGTCTGAAAACACTATTACAGACCCATTTAAGATACCTAAATCAAGCCTAGGGGGCTTTGGATCAATCCTTTCCTTAACGGCTATTGTCTCTAATTGAACGCCGTATCGACCTTCTAAAGCGTTTCTACGGGCTATGATTCCCCTTGCTGACATTCCTGTTTCTTGTGACATTAGAGTGGGACTTTTGTACAACCCAAAAAGCATTAAAAACTCTTCGTCAGATAAATAGCTCATAGCTTCTTTCTCCAATATAGCGAGTGTCTACCCGCCCAAGGTTGAGAGGGATTAAACAAACGATATTGCAAGGCAATTAGGGAATTAGAAGATGGGGGATTGTCTGTGGTATCAGTAATTAGCCAGTTGAAGCCTACTCGCCTGGCCATTTTCTCTCTTGCTCGTATAAGACGCTTTTGCAGTCCTCGACCACGAAACTCTCGTACAACACCACTACGACACAAATAACCGCAATCAGTCCAGCGGCTAGAGCAAACCAACCCAGCAAATCCACAAGGTCTATTATTTTCATAGGCTACCCACCACCATCCTTCTCGACAGTTGTATAAAGTATCGTAGGGTAAGGTTTCCTTTTGCAACCTATTTACAAGTTCAAAATTCTCTTGAACACTTGTGTCTATGAGTTTGATTTGCATAGGTTTATTGTCGTTATCAATTATGACATTAATTCGACAAAAAAAAGGGGGAATAATCCCCCTAAACTTCTTTGCAACTGCGCTTTAACTATACTTCCTAGTTCCATTTTTGTCGATAATTAAAGCCATTTTTCTGGGTTTATCGTATGGATTATTTGGAATTGATACATGAGTCCACCTATCAAACTCCCTAATCACTTGGTCGTACTCTAGGTTGGAAGCCATGATTTTCTTGACTACCTGATCAGGAGTGAGATTTGGTACACGCAAATCAGCAGCACAACCAACACGATGCTGAGAAGTATCTTTACTTCCCACAGCGTCATTAACCTGTTTAGACCGAAAAGCCGAGTTAACCATAATTGGCACGCCGCCAAGTAAGTCCTTAACTTGCTCAAGAAACTCTGCCAATCGCATGAGATTAGCCTTTTCAACTTCATTAGGCGTATTGTCAAATTCACGATGATCGGTGTGAGTCAGTTCTTCTAGGGTGAAATGGTTAGTAAGTTGTGTCATTTTGCTATCGGTGTTGAGTTGTGAATCATTGAATCTTTGGCTTGGCTAGAAGCTGAAGAACCGAAATAGAAACTTATAACTCCTGTCCACGCTGTCCCAAGTGAACCTAAGAGTATCATTAATGCTTCACTAGACTGGACTTTGCCTGACATCATGCCAGTCATAATTCCAAAGAATCCGATTGTGATACCAATAGCTAAGATGGGGGGAATCATAGACTTGACAGTCATTTGCATATCCCTAGCCGACTTTCTGTCTTGTGTGGCTAAAGATTCAAAGTCTAGACCCATTTCTTGAGCTTTGGCTTTTAATGCCAACTCAGCCTGTTGTAGCCCAGCGATTTGATCTGCGGTCAATTTGTTTGAATTAATTGCCGTAGTTACTTCCTCAGATGAAATACCTAGGGTTTTTCCAATCAATTCAGTAGCCATACCTGCTAGTGGCCCACCCAAAGCAGTAGCAATCGTAGGTGCAATTTGTCCTAACCAACTCATAATATCCCCTTACTTTTTTGATAGTCTAAGTGAATGCCATACATGAGTAGGGCAAATATAAATAACCATGTAAACAAACCTGTTGCCAACGCCAACCGAACTTGCCACTTGTCAATAAACTGCCTACGTTTGAGAGCAGCGAGTTCCAAGGCTTTTTTTGTTCACGCTCGACTTTTTCTCGCTCTTTTTTAACTATCTCACGCATTTCTGTGAATTTTTGCCATAGACCAGGCATTCCAACCTGATATATGATCATTTCTCGTAATTCCGTCTCCATTTGCTCGATCTGCTGTTGGCGCAGAATCCTATTCATGGCTTCTTCATTAATGGATACATTCTTAAGTGGCTGAAGTTTTGCCTGTTTTTCAGCTTCTTTAAACGATTCCTGATGCGTAAAAAAGTTACCTAAATGTAAACCAACGTCATTTAATATTTCACCAACGTCTTTGCCGTCTTGTTTAAAGTTTTGGTAAAGTTCTACACACTCTTTAATACCAGCGTGAGCAGCCTTACAAGCAGCAAAGATGGTAACCGGATCAATCATTTCAAGAACTTCTCACCCAAGAAATGAAACATAGCCCCTAGAAGACTTGCAAATGCCATCCCCATCCATAGGCCACCCTTGGACTGGTTAGCAAGCTCTAAGAGCTTTTTAACGTCACTACGCATATTAGCCACTTCATTTTCTAAAAATTCAACTTTAGAAATGATTTGTCCATATTGGATTGGGTCAATGTCCATTACAAACCTCGTAAAAATGCTATGGAGAACGTAGTATCAGCGACTGTGCTAGGCGTAGTGCTGAGTGACCCACCTGAAGATTGTGCTACCACCCCTTGAATGTAATCAGTTGATCCATTACATTTTACGATAGTTGAACAAACTGGGGTAGAACCAAGGGCGCTTGATGCTGCCACGTTGTAATCAACCAAAGTGCTACCATTTTGCAATACACCGCAACCCACTTGGTAACCAGCGCTAGTGCTAGAAATAGTACAACTGACGTTGACTTGATAGTAACCAGGCACATTAGGAACAAAAGCATAATTACTTTGTAACCAAATGCTATTGGTGTCGTAATTTACAGTTTCATATTGAATTACAGTCACAGTAGCCGATGCAATACTCTGAGCCGTGATTTGATGAACAAAAGCCACGGGAGGGCTAGAAACCCCTGTACCACCATTTGTACGCCCTAATACACCCGAAAACGATACATTAGGGGTGCTTCCAGAAGATACGCTAATAGGTGATGTACCTGTTACCGCCGTCACCGCAGTCGATGGGCCATAGTAACTAGACGAACCAAACACATTGTCATATGTGCCGATTAGGTTAGATGCGCTGTCGGTCAACACAAATTTATAACCATAGGCGTTATTTAACCAAATCTCATAAGGGGGTCGGCCATCAGTCCCTAGAATGATTGGGTTTGTATTAGGAACTGAACCAGCAGAATCTGTATAACTAGCTAGTGGGGTGCTAGACCCAGCCAAATAGGTATACAAGAACCCACCATTTAAGGGAAGTCCTGTGCTGTTTGTTTGGGCTACTGCGTTAAAAATGGGGGAGAGATTGACGCTCATTTGTTTAAGTCCTTAATTTTTGTACCAAGTTTAGCGTTGGCTTTCATTTCATTCCTTAAATTTTCAGCTTCTTTGGCAAGAGCTTTACTCTCTAAAGATTGTGCAACTTTAGCACCTGCTTTTCCTGTTAAGTAGCCACCAACACCAGCACCTAATGGCCCAGCAATTGCACCACCGGCTGCTGCTCCAGCACCTGTGGCCGCTTTTTCTATGTGACCCTCAATCAAACCTAGCCTTCTAGCTTGCAAAGCAGCACCTTCATAATGATGAACGCCTGGCATGATGTGACCCGCATAGTTCAATGTATGGAAGTCTTGTTGGGCTTCTGGGCTAAAGCCATGTTTGATCTTTTCTGCTCTTGCATTCAATACTTTGTTTGCAGAGTTTTGATTCCAAACACCAACCTTATTAGCGCCTTGCTCGTATACTTCTCTAGCAATATTGCCTAGCATTTCATTTTTAGCAGAAATCGCAGCAGTCTTTAACTCTTCTGGAATATCAAGTTCAAAATCTTTACCTCTGATTTTGCCTTTAGATATTAATTCCAATGTGTCGTGTATGTGTTTCCATTCATCTACAGGCATTTGGTTGAGTTTGTCAGGTATCTTTTCGTATGGTGTGCCAGTTTGCACTCCATTAGGATCAACCTCACCAAACATGGATTTGATACCTTTAGAGCCAAAAAGTACCTTTTCTGCTTGGTGTACTTTACGACCACGCTCATAAAGACCAGGCCCACCCGCTTTGGCAATATCAGCGTCAATAGCATTGATAACTTGGCCTATTCCATAACTGTTGGCTGGAGACCATTGAGCATTCAAAGACTGCCTAATCTTTTCCAAACCTGCCAAACTGTTAGGTGTTGTGTCTTGTAAGCCTTCAGTCTTATGTAAATCCAATAGTTCTTTAACGCCATTGGTAAACTCAGGAATGCCTTTAATTTTTAATTCGGCTTTGAATTGAGGTGAGTTTATTAAGTTTTCTACAGTTTGTGAACCAATCGGATTGTCACCAACTTGTTTTTTAGCTTCCTCGTATATTTTGTTTTTCTCTGCTTTAAAGAAACCTTTAAGACCTTCGTCTCCAATTAAAGCATCGGCTATACGCTGGCCACGCTCATAAGGGCTTGTCAATGTTTGACTTGCACCTGTGTCATTGACTAGTTTTTGAGAAAAATCAGATAAAGCATTTTGTTCATTAGCAATTTGTTCCTTAAGCAATTCACCCTTGGGTGTTGGATTTGCTTTTTTGGCTTCTGTGTATTCGTTTCTTAAAGTATCTTCATTTCCAGTAAGAACGCCAGTACGAACT